ATCGTATTCTAAAATTTTCACGCTCACCATTTACAATAGCTCGCACAAGAAGATTGTTGCCCCACTGAAGAACATTAGTATAAAAATTCATTATATAAGTATATCACCTTTGATGTTAATTGTCAAGTCCAATTATCACGATTTTTATAATGTTTTAAAATTGATTGGGTTACACTTCCTTTTGCAGTTCTTTCAATAGCACCGAACCCAGGCGAAGCATTAACTTCTAAAATAAAAGGTTGGTCTTTTTCTTTATTTTTTGCTGGTAGAAAATCCACACCAATTAATTGTCCCTCTACTAATTCTGCAGCTTTAATAGAATCTCGTTTTTCTAATTCTGTAAGTTTAATAGGTTCTGTTTTAGCACCAAGAGATGCATTACTTCTAAATTCGCCTGGTATTACTATCCTTTTCATAGATGCAATAATTTCACCATCTAATATAATAACTCTTACATCATAAGTTGTATCAATAAATTCTTGTATAACTAAATCAATATGTTGGCTGAAAAGCATAATCATTTGAACTGTTGCATGTAATGATCTTTCACTTTCAGAAATTACAACACCAACACCTGTTTGACTACCACTTGATGCTTTTAATATGATAGGAAATTTTCTATCTAATTCTTTTAATGCTCTTGATGTATCATCTGAATATGATATTCCTACAGTTTTAGGTGTTTTTAATCCATGCAATCTAAATAACTCATTACAATAATATTTACTATTACACATACTCCATGTTTTAATAGATGGTATAGTTTTAAATCCTCTATCTTCTAATAAAGAAATCATATCAGTCCAATAACGACTATTAGTAAATCCTGCCGTGCCCAGGCCTCTAGGAAACAATAATGTATTTTTTGGATTTATTTCAATAGGTTTTTGATATACAGCTTCTTCATCTTCTGCTGGAAGAACAACCTTTCCTTTTTGATCAAAATCAAGTGAATTTAAATACATCTTATTATTTTTCTCGGAAATATATGAACCTGTAAATTCTATATGAAAAATATCAATACCTACAGCTTTTGCTGCATTATTCATAACAGCATAGTCTGGCCTTTCATGTTTACCAATATCTCTAATATTCTCTTCAGTATTAGCAAACATAATAAGTTTATATGGTTCATCCTTTGCTTCTGTAATAAACTTTGAGAACTTTTCCATTAGGTTTCTTTCTTTTTACCAATGTTATATTTGGTTTCTAATGTCCACTCATTTTTTTCACTAAACGAAAGCACTTTAATTTGACTAAGAGGAGCTACTTCTGTTACTTCTCCAAGTATGTTAACCAATCCCCAATCCATCAACAGTTTTGCAATTGTGTTGCGTCTTGCAATATCATTCTCTGATAGATTGGTTTTCTTTCCGTCAAGAGCAAACAACTCTTTGAAATGCACAATATAGTAACGGCCCTGTTTATGCAATATATGACAGGATTGATATAGTTTTCTTTCTTTTCGGGAAGCAACACCAATACGAGATAGAGTTTCCCGTACCTTCAAAAAATCGTCAGGTTCATTTAACCCAACTTCTAACATATGCTCTTGTGTCCAATTAATCTCTTCCATCTCTTCCACCCTTATTTAATCTTGTTTTTATGGCAGAAATTTGTTCATCATCTAGTATATCAAGAGCCACTTTAGCCTTTTCGTTATTGTATCCATAAAACTCTTTAACATACTCTAGATTTTCTAATTTCTTCGCCTTCAGCCAAGGAGTATACCTTTTTCTTGGTCTTAGACTATTTATCAAAAAATCAAATTGGAGTTTTTTATCTAGATGATGTAGTTGATTAATTTCATTCACCAACATGATAGTGTCAGGGAATGGAGCAACACACTTGTTAATTATAAATGGATAATATTTCTTTTCCCACTCTTCATCTTCAGTGTCAAAGAGAGGTTCTTTGGTTTGATTTATGGCATTGAGATAATCTTTTAATTCATACATTTTATTTAAATTTTGTCCGGGCCATAATTTCTGTTAGACAGGCTAACATATTTATCTCTTGGTCCGCAACAAACGCCGCTTTATATTGATACTCCCCCAGAACAATAACAACATGGGGTATGCTACTACCATCCACATGCTCATATAGATTATCATAAATGCGGCGGAACAAGCGTACAGGATCATTATCAAGATTATCGACAACCCATTTACGAACATTGGTAAACTCCTTATTTTTCATAGAGTGCATCAGTTCTTTAACATTTACTTCTGCAATATCTACAAGTATACCAGCATCAATCGTGCCTGATATAGAATATCGTTGAAGTTCATTTAATATTCTACGCCAATCTGGAAAGTATTTATTGATTACCTCTACAATTACTCTATTATCATATTTTACATTTTGATCTTCTAGAATTGCAATAACTCTAGCCATAAACTTGTTTGCAAGTTTTGGTTTCTCTGAATTAGGAATTGAAAAATCAACCACACTACAACGAGAATGTAAGGCAGGAATTAAACGGTTTTTATAATTACATGTGAGGATGAAACCACAGTTCTTATGAAACTCTTCCATGAACCCACGCAAGGCAGGCTGAGTTGATTGTGGATTTAGATAATCTGCTTCATCAAGTATGATGTATTTACGCCCACCATGAAGCGATACAGTAGACGCAAAGTTTTTAATCTTGGTTCGAAGAACATCAATACCAGATTCTTCAGAACCATTAATCATCATATACGTTGACCCAATTTCATCAAGCATAGCTTTTGCGGCAGTTGTTTTACCAACACCGGGGCTACCGAATAAAACTAGATTAGGTAATTGTCCTTCAGCAACAAAATTACTTAAAGACGTTTTTAAGGTTTTAGGAAGTACGCATGATCCTATATCCTTGGGCCGATATTTTTCGACCCATAAAATTGTTTCCATAATATAAGTTCCTCAAATTAAGCATCATATTTAGACTCTGGTTCCAGAGCAATCCAATACCGAATGTCTACATTTTTATTTACAAAGTGACTAATATTTTTGGAAGAAACTCCAACATCATATGCACCAGATAAAAGTTTTAAGTTTTCAACTTTGAACCAAAACTTATACGGAAGATTTTTGCCATCATCATTATTAACATCAATTTTTACAGCATAATCATTTGCTGTTGCATTTTTCTTATCTGTAACTTTTAATAAAGCAATACCACTGTCCATTCCCTCAAGTACCATATCAGGAACACCAATAACAGCAGCTGCCTTTTGTACATTAGATAGCAAACTGTTCTCTAAAGAAAAACTGACTTCACATTCCGGCATGACAATTTCTTTACTTGGTGTTGTAACTACAGATGAGTCAGAGAACCAATATTTTAATATTCTCCCGTCTTCTGACATTACAACAAAATCATCTCGAAATTCTAAATCGGGTTTTTCAAAAAGAGACAACGCAGCAAGAAATTCATTCAAATCATAAATTGCAAAATCTGTGGGCCAAGTTTCCTTTACCGTAGATATCGCAACTATATTTCTCATCGCCGACATAGTAGCCAGAGAACTTCCTTCTTTCACCATCAAATTCTGATTGATGGTTGCAAAGTTTTTTAAAACCGATACAGTTTCATTACTCAATTTCATTTTTCACCATTTTCCATTTCATTAATATGTAAAGTGATAATACCATAATGTATCACTTTTAGCAAGTCCCTTCTGTCCCTGCCATTCTTTTTTCCATACCGTTGTGCATACTTTAATATGTTCCCGATACAGAAACCTTCTCCATGACCACCATCGATGATAAACTCTGTAGCTTGAAACTTGTTCTTGCTATAATGTTCATCGTAGGTGGAATCAATATAATCCGAAAGTTCGGCAAGTGCCTGGTCTTCGTTATATTTGTATTTGATTTTTTTCATAACATGTTCCATTATATAGAAAAGGAGGCCGAATGTCAACCCCCTTTTCAACTTTTGTGATAAGAAATTACTTCACCGAAATAAGGCGAGGCTTCTTCTCTTCTGGAATAACTCGCTCAAGGTCAACCAAGAGCATACCGTTTTCCAGTTTGGCACCGTTAACAACAACGGCGTCTGCAAGAGTAAACTTACGTTCAAACTTGCGATAGGCAATTCCACGATATAGTTGATTGCCATCAAGGTCCGCATCTTCCTCTTTCACTGAACGAATCCAAAGCGTGTCATCAGCAACTTCCACCTCAATGTCCTTCTTACCGAATCCGGCAAGGGCCATTTCAATAACGAAATTATATTCACCTTCCTTCCGAATGTTGTAAGGTGGGAATCCCATAGATGTTTTTTCAGTTGAAGCGTAACGGCCAAGTTGGTCGAATACACGATCAAATCCTACTGCATATGGGGTTAGTTGATTAAAATTAAAATTATCCAATAAGGATAGTGCTCTGCTAGTATTCATAATTATCTCCTTTACTAAGCAAGACTTCTGTTATGCATCCCATTACGGCGATGCGTTAAGTGGTAGTTTTTTTTGGTTATTCAGAGAAACTACCAAAACTCACTAGTAATTTTGTTTAATGTGGAGCGAGAACCAACTTCGCTCGGACAAGGAGAACTACTATAAACTCCTATAGTATATATAGTGATTCTTTTTGAAATGTCAACCCCTATACATAACTTTTTTTATACAAGCAATAACGTCTTTTCAAATTCCGTAAACCATTCTGGAATGGTGTGTTTAAGAGGGCAT